TCAATAAGCTGGAAGAGATATTACTAGGGACAAGTAACGTAGAGAAGCCATTTCTTACACTTCGTCTTCGTCGCGTTGGAGGGGAGATAACGGACTATGGCAACACAGTTCATATCCCGGCCCCGCCGTTAGTCGAGCCTGGCGAGACGGTTGAAGTGAGGCTTTTCAGACTTGTCGGGAATAAATAAGGGCGATGGATTTGCTCTGTAGCATTTCATGTTGTTCAATACACGGTAGGAGGAGAACAAGTGCCTAGACGGACCATAAGCGATCTCACAAACGAATTCAGGGCTGTCGAGTCCAACCTTGTCGAGCGCATAAACGAGCTTGAGTACGAGTTGGAAGAGAGGGGTTGGCAAAAACTCTTTGGGTCGCAAGATATAGAGTTCTCAAGGGACGCGTTACGTAGAATCGCCAGGGAATCACGTATTTTCTATCTCAAGAACCCCCTTATACACCGCGCAGTTGAATTAGAAAACTCATACACCTTTGGGCAAGGGCTGACAATCGAAGCCGATCACCCTGCGGTTGATGAGATAGTACAAACCTTTATTGCGGACGAGATCAACAGACAGGAGATAAGCACTCCGAGAGCGCTGGCCGGACTGAACCGCGAGTTGAAAATAAGCGGCAATCTGTTTCTGATGTTCTTCGGCAATGGAACAGGGTTAATCCGAGTAAGATCCGTACCTTTCGATGAAGTCCAAGAGATCATTACCAATCCGGAGGATTCGAGGGAAGCATGGTATTATCTGAGGCGATCATCCAAAAAGGGCGAAAGCAAAGGGATTCTTTATCCTGATTGGCAATATACGCCTAAAGACAGGCCGGACTCTTGGGACGGCAAGCCGATTGACTGGGATCATCCTATATATCACGTTACGATCAACAGGCTTAGTGGACAGCGGTTCGGCTGTTCCGAGTTATATCCAGCACAAGATTGGGCAAGGGCATACAATGAGTTCTTGTCTAACTGGGCAACGATAACACGGTCGCTTGCTAGGTTTGCGTGGAAGGCGACGACCAAGGGCGGGGCTGGTGGACGAGCAGCGATAAAAACAAAGCTAGACTCCGGGGTTTCAACGGGATCAGATTATAACCCTGCTCCTTCCGCTGGATCTATGTGGATACAGTCAGACGGAACAGACTTGCAGCCCTTGAAAACGACAGGGGCGACGACATCTCCTGCAGACGGTAGAAGGCTATTACTGATGGTCTGTGCTGCAACTGGATGGCCTGAATTATGAAGCATGATGAATGGCATGAAGGGATTAAGGTTGCCTGCTATGATCCAGAAACAGGGATTACTCGATTTGCTGATCCAACAGGGCTTGCAATACATAAATACGAAGGGCCGATGATTCACTTCAAAAACGGGCAAACAGATATCCTTGTTACGCCTAATCATCGAATGTGGACTGCGCCTAAGGTTCAATGGAAGGCAATAAATCCTAAGGTTGATCGCTCGTGGCGTATTGAAACAGCGGAGAAGATTTTTCAAAATCCTCGCTCGGCTGGATGGCGTGTTCAATCAACCGTTTTATTCGAGGATGAGAATGATTCCGTGATAGATCTTTTGCAAACACCATTAGGGAATGTAAGTGAAGAAGCATGGGCGCGATTCATCGGATATTTTATCAGCGAGGGCTCGACGACAGTGTCAACGTGTAAGAGCGGTGAGTTTAGAAAAGATGGATCTCCGATTATGCGCGATTATAGGAGAATTTTGTTAGCACAAAAACCAGGCAAAATCCTTGATGATATGAGGAATACACTGGATGAGCTCGGCTTGCATTATGGTGAAACGATAGCAAATGCTGGTGTTGTAAATCTAACTATTTGGAACAAAGATTTATGGACATGGCTACGGGCTTCCTGTGGCGAATCGTCTGCAACAAAGAGGATTCCGAAAGAGTTTCAGAATTCCAATATCAATGTTCGTCGCGCTTTATACAAAGCCCTTATGGATGGTGATGGCGGGAGAAGCGGCGGGTCTTGGCGGTATAGCACGGTATCCAAGCAACTTTCAGAACAGATGCAACTCCTTGCCATTAGTCTTGGATATGGCGCGTCCGTAAGTAAGGAAACGATGAATTATCGTGCAGAAAAGAGAGATATTTACCGTGTATGGATCCGCTCTCGACTTACTGGCGAGTCCCATCTGAAAAAACAGCATGTACATGAAGTATGGTACGAGGGAACAGTTTATTGTTTCCAGGTTCCAACGGGCATTTATGTTACGCGCAGGAACGGGAAAATCGCCATTCAGGGCAATACGTTCTTCGGAGACGCCGAGGTGGGAACACTTGCTACAGCAAAGAGTCTTGATCGTCCTACAGAGCTTTCCATGCTAGGCAGACAACGGCTATGGGCGGAGCAAGCAGCCCGTTACGGCCTAGTTGCGGGGGTCAGAGGCATGGAATGGACTGATGCCTGGGGCGAACTCAAATGGAATTATGACAACGACCCTGAAACAAGCGAACCATTGAATACACACGTTTCCATTGGTTTTCCTGATATAGTGGAGCGAAATGTTACCGAGCGCGTAGATGCGGTTGTAAAGGCTGCGACTCTTGGCGGAACGATGTTTGCGGGCACGTTAACGCCTAAATATGCAACAAGACAGCTATTGACGGCCTTAGGGGAGCAGTCAGTAGAAGAGGTAATGGCTGATCTGTTCCCTGAGGATGAAGAAGAAGTAGCCAAGCAGACGGAAGACGTTAGAAGGGAGATGAAAAATTTCTTAGAGCTAGTAAAGGAGTTTCAAAACGGACATGAACAGCACAACACTTCCTGAGGCTGCGCTTGCTGTCCTCTTGGAGGCGCATTGGGCGGCTAAGGCGCTTCGTAGCCAGAAGAGGCAACAAGATATAGCGAAGGCAACGAAGGCGATTGCAGGCGTGTTTAAGCGACAGGGCGGAGAGCTGCTCGAACAATTGTCTAAGCTGTCCATTTATTTTCTTAGGCGAGAGGCATCGTACGAAATGGACATGGCGGATGCCTTCATGGAGACGTTCAACGTCACAAGGAGACAGGCCGAGAAAGTCATGTTTGAAGTGATGTTTGAAGGGATAGTGGGGGGGTATGAGAGTTTGTCGGGCGAATTCGGTTTGGAAGCAGCGTTTAAGATTAACCCTAATCTAGCTAAGAAATGGGCGGCTGAAAATGCGGCAACGAAAGTGACGCAGATCAACCAGACAACGGAGAAGACTATAAGAAACATCATAGTCAAGGGCATTAACGAAGGTAAAGGCTACGGAGAGACTGCAAGGGAGATAAAGACGAGGTTTTCTGAATTTGCTGAGGGCCGGCCACAGCAGCACATTCGTAGCAGGGCGGAATTGGTGGCCGTACAAGAGAACGCGATGGCGTATGAGAATGGGCAAGCTATCTTAGTTGGAGAGATCGAAGATGTTGGGGTTGAAATGGAAAAGCAGATCACAGGGCCTATGGATGAGCTAACCTCGGAAATATGTGCTGCTGCTATGGATATGGGCTGGGTATCTACAGACACGGCATTTCCTGGTGGAGAGATGACCGCGCCTCTACACGTGGCTTGCAGACACTCAACGATTTATCGAGTGAAGGAGTAGACATGCAAACCGTAATGGCTTTCTCTTGGAAGTACGCGCACGTTGACGATGATACGCTAGTCGCGGATTACTCATGCGTGCTGCATAGCATTGTGATCAATCACGCAGACAGCGCGGTAACTACCGCTACAGTCTATGATGGTGAGGACAATACCGGCGATGTGGTTGCTGTAATAGACCTTGATATTGGGAAGGATTATCACGTCCTCCCCGTTACGCTATTGTATGACATAAGGCTAAGTAGCGGTTGTTATGTGGAGTTCAGCAATGCTCCGGCGACCGCTGACCTTACGGTGAGCTACTATTAGGAGGAGTGATGCCTTGGAAGATTGAAAATGTAGACGGATTCAAGAAAGGGTTATCGGAGAAGCAGAAGGAATTATGGGTTGAGGTGGCTAATGACGCGCTAGAGCGATGCTTAAAGGCGGGCGGAACTGAAAAAGAGTGCGACGCTTCCGCTATACGTCAAGCCAACAGCGTAGCAGGAGAGTCTGAGCGTGAGGTGTTGGGAGACAAGATTCTTGAGGCTATATTTGACGAAGGAGCGACGTTTAAGGCTACGCTATTAGGCTTTCTAAAGGCCGCTCAAGCTGTTACGCGGCACAAGAGTATTCCTAGTAATGTTAAAAAGCAGGTTGATGAGCTTAGAGCGTTAATAGCGACTAATAAATGGGCGGATCTAGCCAATGAGACAGCCGCCGAGAGCAAGGGAGACACCGCTCCTCTTTTCGAGCGAGGAACCATAGTGACAGATTTCTCTGAGCAAGGGTCTTTCGTGAAGGCAGGTGATGAAGATGAGTAAGATAGTACGAGAGGATGGCACAGTGCGCTTGCGCATTATAGCTCCGGGGCAAGGATCTTCTGCGTATTATGAAGCCGATCAGCTGAAACGAGATAGGATGGTGTTTAAGAACACACAGGTCTTCCTTGATCATCCATCGGCCAGCGAGGAAAAGGATCGGCCTGAACGCAGTATTCGTGACCTGTGTGCAATGGCTGTTTCTGATCCTATATATGAGGACGCCGGGCCTGTTGGCCCTGGCTTATACACGGACGTAAAGGTGTTCAAGCCATATCAGCCCTTAATCGAGGAGTTAGGGCCGCATATCGGGGTATCTATACGGGCGAGCGGGACGGTTGTCTCAAAGAAGATAAGTGGCAAGCCTGTAAAGGTTGCGGAAAAGTTCACCAGTGGAGGATTTGATTTCGTTACCAAGGCAGGGGCCGGAGGGTCAGTTGTTCCATTGAGAGAGTCGGCCAAGGAAGAAAGTAATAAATATATAGATGCTTTCTTAGCGGAGCATCCACAAGAATCGGAATCAAGCGATAGCGCGAAAGCACAATTTATTGAGTGGGCTACAAAGCCCGAGCAGGAGGATGATATGGAGTTGAAGGAAAAGGTAGAGGCGCTGGAACTGGAGAAGAAAACACTCACTGAGACTATGACCGCTCTTGCAGAAGAGAAGAGAAAGTTAAGTGAGACGTTGATTATCAAGGAAGCCGGAGAGGTGATCGAAGCCGCCCTAATTGCAGAGCAGAAGCTACCTGACATCACTAAGAAGCGTGTGCGTGAGTCGTTAACGGCAAAGGTGCCTGTGAAAGAGGAGAAGCTCGATAAGGATGCTTTGAAAGCCTTGATTTCAGAGACGATCAAAACTGAGAAAGAGTATATAGAAAGTCTAAAGCCAAAAGGGATAGTTGGTATGGGAACATCAGGAGAAACGGATGAGGGCAAGAAGCGGTTGCGAGAAACCTTCGTGTCCAGCTTTCTTGAGCGTGGAGAGACAAAAGAGAAAGCCGAAAAGCTGGCTGACCTAGCCGTCATAGGCTAATAGGAGGATACTATGTGTGTATACACGGATTTGATAGCAAGCAAGACCGCAGGAGAGGAAGTTAGCTCGACCTACGAGGGAAGGCATCTTACTTTCGTTGAAAGCGCCTTGACGCATCCTGAGCATACGGATGGGTTTGTTGATCAAGGTGATCCAGTGCTTGTCGGTAATTTGGTTGGAGTCGCATTTACGTCGGCTTCTGCGGCAACAGATGATATTGCAATCGACACGGAAGGCATTTGGGCTCTAGATGTTGTTGCGGAGGACGCAGACGGGAATAGTGCGATCGTTCAAGGTGACGAGATCTATATCAACAAGACGACCGCAGTATTGTCCAAGATAGCAAC